GGAGTTGAGAGAAAGTCCAAGCTCTCGAAGTTCCAGCGCTTTTCAGTCGCTGGTGTCGATGCTTGGAGCTGCTTGAGGTAGTTGCATTCTGCTTGACTGACGGTGTAGAAATGAGAGTTAGGGCCAGGAGATTGAGAGCCGTAGAAGCGACAGACAGATGTCGTGCCGCCTCAGTGGAAAGAGTTTCCAGTACGAGCCCACCCAGGACCTGCCATGCCGGTATCGATTGCGGAAGCTTCACCTGCATCGGCGGTGATAAAGTAATTATCGAGAGTCGTGTTATAGAATTCCACGACTGTTGGGATGCCAGACGGAACTGAGACGTTATACGCTGCATTCATACTAACAATGTTGCCAGAGTAGGGGATGATCCAATCGATCCATGTCGTCCCACCAGGATATGCTCCGTTGTGCTGATAAATGATTTGACTCGTCATTGAAGGATACGTGATTTTTTGGATTGCAGATGTGTTATAGTCAAAATCAACTCGTAGTAAGTAGATATTTCCGGTATCATATACAATATCCAAAACCAAGCCATGATTTTGATTGTTGGGTAAAATTATAGGTGTTTTCTTAAAATTATTTGTCCAATCATTTAAATATATTGATGTTGACCAGTACATTGTAATTGGTTGTCCAGATGTTGGTTCTGCGCCAGCAAGAAAAAGATCATATTTTCCATCATGATTAAAATCGATAAGCTCAACAGTGTAAATTTGACGTCCATATTGAATAGTTTGATATGGAAAGCTAAACGGTTGAACATCGGCCGATAGACGATTGTAATCAGGTGTAAATGTGCCATCTTTATTGTTGATCAAAAAAAATGGAGTTTTATAAATACCAGGATCACCAACAAGAATATCAGCATATCCAGTATTGCTAAAATCCGCTGCCGATGCACTATGACAGTAGCAGGTGATTGGAAGTGTTATGTTCTTATAACTGCCGTCAGGCTGACTGAGCAACATATGCGGTTGCTCACCAGGAAATGGATCTGCATCAAATCCATGACAGGCTAGGAATATGTCCGGCTTACCATCATTATTGAAATCAGCAATTAAGATTTTGCGTGGATGCAAACAACCAACAGTATCTGTCAGCAACTTTGATGTTTTGTCCACCCAATTTCCATTGATCTTTTGCCAAAAGTGAATATGACCAAACTTGTTAGACGTTGACCAATTTGATGGATTATATTCAAAAGTATGTGACACGGCTGAGTATGTACCATCTTGGAAGAAGTCAGCGTACGCTGTTGTGCCGGTGGTAAGGGTTTGCGGTCCAATTATGGATGCGGCAATCTTGTTTTCGTAGGAAGATTTCAGTACTGGGAGCGGTGTTCCATGCGCCAGTCCACTTACGAAAATCCACACAATGATGAACGTCCAAAAGCTCTTCGTAAACATTTTGCTTCTCCTCTTCAAGTTATGATAACAATACAACTATATCATAAAGTAAAATAAAAGTAAATAGCTATCTTTCAATTCCGCACGTCTCATCATACGATCTCGAAACCGCACGACCAGCGATATTGAACACGATCTGCATAAAGCAAATGTGTAGAAAGTAGATGACAGCGTAGAAGATCCAACCAAACTTGATGAACGCCGCAACAACCGCTAGGTCATATACAACATCGGCGATTCTCCACCATCCATGAGGAAATGCTGATGGAATGTGGATTGCCATCTTACCAATTATCACAGGTATTGATAGCGCGATGATTGACACTATGAGAGCGATCCAGGTGTAACATTGGACGATGTAAGATGCCCAATCAACTTTCTCAACGAGAGCGTAGTAAATAAAGACCGCAAAGGCGCCGTTGATCGTCAACCAGTTAAATGTTCTTCTTTTCATTGTATCAAATCTTTTTCAAACCTGCGAGAATAGGGGTCAAATCACCATCTCCAGATTCATAAATTTTCCACATTTCCATCAATGAATCATAATTCAATTTAATCCAATCGATTATGTTTTCTACTTCATCTTTTTTAAGCTTCACACTACTTGGTGTGAGCACCTTCGGTTCTTTGCTCACGGATACTACAAAGTTGCTACTTGACGAAAATTTCCCTTTTAGGTTACTAACTTTAATTCTTGGACCGTGATGTCCACCAACTTCTCCAAACCAAACAGCAACTGGCAATCCAGTATTTGCCGGAAATAAATTTGCCATCTCAATCATTATCGCATTGAGAATTTCTTGCTCATATAGTTCAGTGAGTTTCATTGTCCATCTTCCTTTTGATCAATTTAAAACTATGTTGTCATTATATACCAAACATTTTAACATGTAAAGTATAAGATTATGCGTATTCCTTGAACCATAAAGAAAAGTCGCCAGGATAATCTTAAACGCGGCCTAAATTCGATTTGCATGCGCATCGTTGCCCACAGAATTTTTGATATGCCAATTTATAAAATTTATCAATTTCATTTCCGCAAACTGGGCATCTTGGTAATTTTTCAATGTTATGAAACATATGATAAAGTCGTTGTCCAACTGATGAATTTGAAGGTAAATACTGTGTGTATTTGATTAAACTATTGAGTAAAACATCATCTGATTTTATCATCACTTGACAACACCTATTGAATTTATTATTTTCCAATATGATATTTCTATTTTTCAATTCTAACAGGAATCTTTCTCTCGTATTACATTTATCGATCAATAATCTTTTATTTTCTTCGTTTATTTTATCTTTTTGCTCATCTGTGAGTTTACGAGCAATATTCATTTTTGTCATGTGCTGTCTTCTTTTTTCAGAAGAAAGCAAATTATTTTTATTACTTTCTGCTATCTTTTTATTATGCTCTGGCGTTCGAATATTATTTTTAAATCTCAATGCTTGCAGTTTTCGATTTTCATCATTCCATACTATTTTATTTCCACCGTACCCGCCCAAAGTTAAATTCATGCACATAGAATTTTGCAATAATTCTTCATTAACTATTTGAGCTTCTCTATGATACATCTCTTGTTTAGAAGATAAAAATTCTAAAATTCGTGTTTTGTGATTATCACTGCCATATTTTTTTATTGATCTTAATAATATTTTTCCACTTCCTTTATAACCATCATCCAATTCATCCGTTGAATGCACGCCAATATAAAATTTAGCTGTGATGATGCATGTTGTTTTGTAAACATAATAAAATTTCTTTAACATTATGCAAAAGTTTTAAACCAATCAACATATGTTCCAGCATATTGTGAGCCATCATATAACCACACACCGTCAGCTGCCATGTGCAATCTTACGCAATATTGCTCACCGATCAGCACCTGTGATGTCGCGCTTATAAAGTGAGGACCTGCAGGATAGATTACAAGTGATCCTCGTTGCGGCTGCAATGAGAAATTGTAGAGAGGAAATTCCAACTTGCCGCCGTAGATCTCGGTCTCACGATCAAGAGGTGGTTCATTGTTAAAATCTTTTAACCAGAGGATTGCTGTCAGATCACGGTTCTTAACCTTGACCCACTTCTTGCGAACGAACGCTGAGTTCTCACAGTGAGGATTTTCAGCGAGACCTGCCATCCCTTCTGGAAAATATTGAAATAGCATTCTTTCGCAGCCTGCATACTTCAAATTGTAGTGAGCTTCTATCTCAGGAATGAGAGGCTCAAACTTTTGAAAGATGATCTTTTCAGCCTCATCGTTAAAACCTTCCGCCTTGGCAGGATAGCCATCATTATCAACGAGTGCTTCTTTCACCTTGACGATGCTAAGCAATGAATCGCAAAGCTTGGGCGAAATAAAATTCTGATACACCATGAATGGGCTTTTTACATCTGACATATTTGTTATCCTCTATTTGTATTATTCTTCTTCTGTTTCGCCATCTGAATCTGAACTATCAACAACAGCACCGGACATCCTCAACAAGTTACGACCGATAAGAACATCATAAGTCATATGCTCACGGTCGGCGATGGTGAACTCAACGTTCTCATAATCAACATCATTAAACTTAACATTGAACTTAACGATCGGACGCTTGATCTTCCCGCCATCTGAACTTAGAATCCAGATAGTTCTATCTAGAGAAACCTTATATGTGGTACCATCATACTTAAACTTTACAAAATTATCACCTACATCAATATCACTACCGTGAATTGAGCAGAGTCCTGCTCCGGTGTCGACCTTAGCTTCGATTGACTTGCTATCATTAAAGCGTTTGATGACTATCTCACTGTTGATCCCAACAACGTTATCTGTTTCATCTTTCTTTTCAGTGTCAATCGTTACAACATCTTTATCTTCCGGCTTTACTCCACCCGCGTCATCTTCATCTTCTTCAGGCTTTACGCTATCAGGTTCTGACTTGTGATTCTTGATACAATATTCAATAACTTCTTTTGCCAAGTTTCGATCAGGATAATCCTTTTGAATGTTCTCCAGCCCAGGTGATCCGTTGACTTCAAGAATGATCGGAACTTTTCCTGGAATGTAATCTACAGCGCAGAAACGAGTTCCGAACAATGCAGCCAGCTCTAAAGCCATCTTAACTTCATGCTCAGGCGGTTCATATTGTTCAGTTTTTGATCCTAAGTGCGAATTTGTTCTAAAATCTTTTCCTTCCTTACCATCACCTTCAGCTTTAGGTTGGCCACGTAGGTTGGCAACGAGAATCTTATCGCCGATCGTTATGATTCTTGCAGACTGCTCATGCTCGATAAATTCTTGAACCATGAACTTTACATCGTCACTGATCAATGATTGAGCCACTGATTTATAGCTTGACATTGAATCAACTTTCATAACGCCGATACCGTGAGTACCCGTGACCTTTTTAAGGATCATCGGGAACTTATCATCAAGAGATGCTGCAACGTACTCAAGCTGCGAGTCATTTGTCATCATCGCGCTCTTAGGTGTTTTGAACTTATTTGAGTTCATGATGATCTGAGATTCAAGTTTATCACTTGCAAGACGCATTGATTCAGCTGAATTCAGTACGAACATTCCCATGTTTTCAAGGTGCTTGATAATCGTTAACTTATATTCAAAATTGTCTTCAGACAGACGTGGAATGACGATATCTGCATCCATCAGCTTTGTGCCCTTATATGAGATATAAGGGTCATCTGATACTGAAATGTAGCAATCATTTGGATTGATGATCGATACTTCGTGCTCGAGAGCTTCAGCTTCTTTCTTAAGTTCAACTGGAACAAAGTTTGTTGGCTCAGCTGTTAAGATCAAAATCTTCATGTTTACATTCTCGCTTTCAATCCTGCAAGTTCTAACGCACGGTTATGGTCAAACGCCACTTTCTTTTTCTCTACAACGACAGCTTCTTGAACTGATTCAAATGATAGATCAA